GCCGCTAATTGAAAATGTATTAGTTTTGATATTAGTTTCATTAAATACCATTACTGGGTATTGATCGGGTCTATCAACAGCAAGCGATAATTTACCAAATGAATATACTAATGTGCCTCTGAAGCTTGCTGCAATGTGATTAAGCACGTCCATAGTCTGCGCCTGATCAGAGATAAGCATATCTAAAATAAATCTTCGTTCTTTTATAGTAACGTTATTAGCTAATCCAACTAAAGTTTCTTTTACAGAGGTAAACTGTCCACGAGGTTTATGCCTAAAAGAACCATCAGCTAACCCGTCTACACCTTGAAACTGTCCTGTAATTTCGTCTACAGCATCACAATATTGAGCTATTTGATAAAACTTATACTTATCAATATGCTCTTCTGGTATCCCTAAACCATAGGTGCCATTAGTTAAAATGTCATAAATGATCCAAACAGGGTTTTGAGTCCAAGAATATACAAATGTTCCATCCCAAGTGCCTATGTAAATTTGAGGGTTAGACGCAGTTTGTACTGAGCCTGAGCCCGGTTTTTGGAGAAAATAACCGTTAGTCTGGTAGCTGTTAGCTCCGCTATCAGGTACTTCAACTTGTCTCCAATCAATCTCGCCTGAAGATAAAATAGGCTGATTATAATTAGAGGGAACTTTAACTAAAAGGCCTTTTACTAAAGATGTGAATGTCGGGATTGAGCCTACATGTTCGTTGAGCGCTTTGATTGCATAACCAATCACAGCTGTGCGTGGATAAGCTTGAGGAGTATTTTCGATCTCAGTCCATCCAATGATTTGAATATTTGAATTAATGCGTGAATCTTGACTTTCGTTAGTCAGCTTTTGTACTGAAAACTGATATCCTGCGTCATCCCTGCTACCGCTGGGTATGCTTATGGTAACATTAAACTTAAAAGGAACATTAGTTTTACCTGTGATTGTCCTAGCTTTACGGGCGATCTCAGTTACACCAGTAGAGTTATAAACTATTACTCTTACTTTTACACTATGGCCTTTCACATCACCGTTATCCTCTTGCTTAAATAGAGAATTAACTACAAAGTTAAACTGAAGTTTATCCCAACCAAAAGAACTGGTGGGCTGAAATGTAATATTACTTGCAGGAACACCTGGTATGTTACCTTTTTTAAGATTTACAGGTGATGCGAATTGTTGAGGAGTTCGAGTAGCCTCTCCAAAGGTAGGTAATGCAGATTGTGTCAGAGTACCAGTTTTTTTGAGAGATTTAAAGCGTTCTTCATTTTCTGTGCCATCACCATTAATTTTTATTAAGTCATCTATAGAAGAGTCATTAACTTCAATGTCTTGAGGTCCGTTAGGATTAATCCTATAAACAGGACCTTCCCCTAACGCAGATGTCATGAAAAGTATATCAGTTGAGAATAGAGAATTAGGTTCTTCATTGTAGCCACCAGACTGGCCGCCACCGCCACCACCAAAAGCGCCTTTAATTATTGGTGCTCTTCTACCATTTAAATTAATGTAGTTCTTCATTAAAATTTATCCGATACTTTAATATTAGCGCTTTTGCCGTGTTCTGTTGTGTCGATAAAACCACTTATGAGTTGGCCTGCTACTCTAAATTGACCGTAAATTAAAGGAATAGGCGTACCACTGGTTGTTGTATTTTTTAACGAACCAAACATATCATTTTGACGAGCATTTTCATCAACTTGGTTGTTACTCTTTGGACGTTTTGTGAACAACATTGTGGCTACAGCAAGACCTGCATTGATAGCAAGGGTTTGTCCTACGGCACCCAAAGAATTCCACGCGAGCGATGCTCCTGATTTTAATCCGCCAAGAAAACTTGTGCCAGCAGATTGAGCGGCAATAGCACCACCACCACCGCCAGGTCCTAAACCTCCAGTGATAGCAGCAGTTGATGCACCGTAGGTTGACACAGCCATTGCTGCCATAGCTGCTAATACTAAAAATTTAGTATTTTTTCCACCACCTCCTGCAAACACAGGAACAAGGTAAAACTCATCATCTTCCTTAATTTTTCTAATCCACAATTGGTCTTCAGTAATTAGTTTTTTATCTTTGTCTAATAAACAATATGCTTCATCAATAAGATTATGATGAATGTCATTAGCATATTTAGCAAATTTTGGATGCATTGACGATAGATATGAAATTATATCAGCATAAGTCACTAAATCAATACAATATTTTTTCTCTGCGAATAGTTTTTTATACGCAGAATGAATATTAATCGTCGCTAACAAGATGTCTCTCCTCAAAAGCATCAAACATTAATGCATCAATTTTATCGTTATACCAGTATATGTAAAATTTATTATTGAAACCAACTAAAAATTTATACTCTTGAAACGCTGCACCCACTTTGTCTTCTTCACTTGGGATAGGATTATCTGAACCTGGATGAGAATGAAATACTCCCCACATGTTATCATCGTGCTTAATCAATGCTTCTGGATCTAGCCAAAAGGTGTTTCTCGGATCTTCACTAATATTCTCACAAGGTAAGTAATCAAAATCTTTAGTGATAATACCTACTGCCTCTCGTGGGTAATCTCTTAAGGCGTGATTATTCATATCCTCTTTTAATTTACTAAACTTTTCCATCTAACCTTCTTTACAGTATATTGTTGATAATATCTATGGTACGTATAAATACCGCTATCCCTGTTTTCCATTGTTTGTAAAATTTTATTATCCCCTACATATAAGGCACAGTGATTTACTACATTAGTTGAGCCTACACTCATTAGGATAATATCAAAAGGCTCAAGCTTTTGAATCTCTTTCCAGTCACCGTTTTTTGAAGCATCAAGAAAATATTGATTCTGAGTTTTATTATACCAATCTTCATCAACTATGTTACAAAAGTCATGCGTGGAGTATGGTATGTCTATTTCCAACTCATTTTTAAACGCAAGTTTACAAAGGTTGAAACAGTCAATGCCTGTTGTGGGATCTTGTCCTAGATGTTTGTATGGAAAATTAATGTATTTGTCATACCATTTGCTCATGTCGATAAACGGCGTGCACTCGATTTATCCAATAATCGGATAATGTTTCGACACACGAGACTCCCCCTTCTTCAATGTGTAACATTCTTATAGGTTTTAAAAATAGTCCAAAATGAATTATTAATTTTGAATTATCGTTCTTAAATGTTATTACATCATAGTCTTGACTATCTGTCCAGTTAACTTTTGTAAAGCTCTTCATAGCCCATTCATCGACTTTATTAGGGGAGAATTCTTTCATCCACTGCCTTGATGTGGTGTAGGTGGGTATATCAAAGTCTAATCCAAATTCATTTTTATAAATATACTTAATCAAAAGTAAACAATCAAAACTGCCATATTCATGACTCAAGCCTAAATATTTAAATACCATTCCGCTAACTCAGGAAAAACACATTCAAAAGATTCATTACGGTATCGATCCATCAAACGATTATGGTGCTTGAATAATTTTTGTAAGTGAGAGTCGTCACTTGAATTCATATGTCTTAAAGAGTCTAAAATACAATTCATTTCATCTCTCTCTAATATATTTGTCATATCATATAATTCATTCTTATAATTAGACATTATGGATTTTTTAACATCTTTGGAAAAAATAGTCGTAGACAGGTGCGAAGGTCCCACAAGATTGGTAATGTGAAAATTTTTATTTAAACTTTTTAGATACTTGATAGTCTCTAAGTTAGAGGTTATAGTATAAACATTACTTAACATTGAGAATGTTGTGATATATTTATCAAATCTATCAACATTTTTACAAAATAAGTCCCATTCTAGCCCTTTTCTATTATACTCGGCTTTTTCTTTATACCCCTCAATACTGGGCCAGACACCAACCTTAGAAAAATTACTCCATAACTCTTCAATGTCATAGGATTTAAGAGATCGTTCATATGATAGATTTGTATTATAGTTAAGTTCGATATCAGTGCAGTTATTTTTAACTAAAAATTCTAAAAGTTTATAGTGTCCCTCTTGAACGAAAGGCTCACCTCCTGCAAAATATATGACTTTAATGTATTCTTTAAATTTATCTATATCTCTCCAAAATGACTCATTATTAGTCCAATGATCATAATGATTAGGAGCTGACTCATCAAGATATCCATGATGTTTTGCCTCTTTAGCCCAACTCGATGAGGAAAAAGCGCCACACATCCTACAGGTAAAATTACACAAATTACCGAATCTAAAATCTATGTAAATTGGAGGATTATTTACAGAACCATCTTCAGCTGTCTGATCATATAGTCTGGTATATTTAAAAAAACGCT